TTTGGTAGTTTTGTTTACAAGGTATTTCCTACCCCGGACCGCTGTTTTTTAGGCAGCTAGAGCAAATCTGCTGTCATTAGCAGCACCGCGAACGGTGTTACCAGTGAAGCTCATTGCGCTGAAGTCGAATGTATCTGCTGTTGCATTTACGTTTTTTGTATTTTACGTGACCCCACGTGTTGAGTCGTTATCCTATCTCACCCTGTCGAAACCATGGCAGGCCCATCAAAAAAAGAAATGTAATATGATGACAAATATTAATAATGTTATTACTATTAAGTCACATGCTCTACATTTTTGCATGACATATCCTCTTTTGGTGGACCTGGCGGGAGTCGAACCCGCGTCCAAGATGCCTTACTTTACAACTTTGTCCATTTAAGGACTACAACAATTCTTTAAGCAGGCTGGATGTTACTGGCCTGTGCGCCTTTCATACCTTGAGTTACTTCAAACCTTACACTCTGTCCTTCTTGTAGGCTCTTGAAGCCACTCGAATTAATCTGTGAAAAGTGAGCAAATAAGTCTGCGCCACCATCGTCCGGCGTAATAAAGCCAAAACCCTTGGCGTCGTTAAACCATTTTACTTTTCCTGTTACCATTTTACTTGATTTCCTTGTGTTAAAAATGTTTAGTGTCTGTGTGTTGTTATTTAATCCAACCTATCTTTTTGCCAGCTGCTTTGCGGCGATCGTGTTCTTCTGGGGTATTAGGAAATCTCCATGCCCAAATTGCCACGATCGTCATAAACACTGCTGTACTCAATATGCCCACGGGTTTTACTCCGCTTACATACATCATTATAAGGCTTATTGACATCATTGTCAACATCAAATAGCGCATTTTCTGTGGAAACACTCTCTTTTCATTCCAATTTGTTAAGAATGGTCCGAATATCTTGTGATTGTAGATCCAACGGTGCATGCGTTCCGATCCCTTGCTGAAGCAATAGGCTGAGAATACAATAAACGGCGAGTAGGGTATACCCGGAGTTATCAACCCTATGTAGGCCATACCTAAACTGATGAATCCTAATATGTTCCAAAATAATTTTTTCATGTTATGCTGCCACTACGCGGTTAGGTACTGAGGCCACTATGATATCAGCATGTAGGTTGGGAGTGAACTTGCCCCCAGCTGCTCCGTTCAGTGTTGCTAGAATGTTTTGTGGTTTAGATTTTCTTGTACTAATGCCACCATACGGCAATCCTGGTAGAGCAAAACTGATATGTACCCACACAGTCTTACCTGGTAGATATTCCAGCAGCAGTTGATCATACGGTATATTTTGTTCAATCCATTTGGCAATTTCAAAATAGCTGTGAGCAGGGACTCCACGAAACTGTAGATCTGCTGCTTGCCCTGTGCCATGAGCTCCGCCACCAATCGATGCACCGTGTCTGTATGTGTTGGTTACTAATGTGTTCGGGTACTTGGCTTTGATGGGTTCTATCACATTCTGTGCCAATGCGGCAAGATTATTAACCACTGCCTGTGGCCCTGATACCAACGGTGAATGTTCTGCTAACTGAGGTATAGTTCTAGGGAAGGTGACATTTTTTATCATCTGCGCCAATGTGGTACCTTTGGGTGTCAACACCATATCCATAGTTATTGTAGAAGGAACGGGTGTGAAAGGCTGTGCTGCTTTGGCTGCTGTGGGCTTCACACCTTCTGTCTTAGGAGTCGGAGTAGTGGTCAGCGTTCTGTGTTCTTCTGCGGTAATCCTACCTTCTTTTAAAAATCTATCTGCTTCTACTTTACCTGCGGTGTTATCGTCATCGCCTTCAACGTTCTGCACAGCTGATGTCACAGTGACTCTCGGCACAGCCGTAGCAGAGAATGCGCCCGGAGTAGACGATGCATTGTATAAAGCAATAATCTGACCATTGGCATAGACGTTAGCAGCATCATATACTGGTTCTACACGACCGTTGGTACCAAACCTCAATCCTACTATAGAATTAAAATTATGTTGGTGAGCTACTAGATTAGGACCTGTTACAGTGGATGAATCTGCATTTACCGGAGCAATGGTTGGGGTAGTTGCCATACACTATTTAAGCCATTGCGATCCCGGTGGTCTGTTGTATAAACTGATCAGCAAACTGCTTGTCTGTGGCTTCTACTACGGCTACTACACCTTTGGCTATTCTTACTTCTTTGCTGGGATCTACAGTAAACAGATAGGGCATCAGTGCTGGACCTTTTGGACTCATGGCAATGACCATGGGATGAGACAGTTTATAGTGCATGATCTGATCTTCCGCTAATTTTGCCACTAATTCTTCACCACTGGTGAGTTTTAATGTAACCACTTCTCCTACTGCAACACCTTTGTCTATCAACATCATATTTGTCCTTTGCCGAATCCGCCGGCTGTTTGTTCTAAATAAATTTTAAGTTCTGTAAAGCCACCAACTAATTGATTGTTAATGAATATCTGCGGCACTGTACGTGCATTAGGTACAGATTCTAAAAGATCTTCTCTAGTGTAGCCGTCGCCAATCTTGCGTTCTTCATATGCTATGTTCCGCTGTGTGAGCAATGCTTTGGCTTGATCACAGTAGGGACAGTTATACTTGCTCCATACAATTGCTTTCATTCTATTTCCTATATTATCCTGTGTACACAATGCCGCCATTCTTGTCTGTGACCCGGACTAACAGCATGCCTTTGTTTTTATAACTCAGTGCGGCTGCTATGGCAGATTGTTCGTTGCCATAATGTCCTATTGTGGTCCAAGATTCGTATGGATTGCTTCGTTTGAATTGTGCTTTGTACATAGTTTATTATATAGCTGGAAGTGCATCGTAGTCAAGATTTTCTCCCATGACTCCGATCACATAGTTGGTGCTTTCACTTTCTTGTAGAGCTGTTTGTTTTTTGCTGGTATCAACGTGTTTGTTGAACCAAGGAATTGGAGTTGACTTAGGAGCACTGGCTTGATACTTAATGCCAATATCTTTCAACGCACCGACTGCTGTGAAATCAACAAAGTCACGCAAGATGTTAGCATTCAAACCAATCACGGGACCCATTTTGAATAGATACGTAGCCCAGTCCTTTTCTTCACGGATCACATCCATATACAATGCGTAGACTTCAGCTTCGCACTCCGCCTTGACAGCTGCAAAGCGAGGATCTTCTTTGACCACTTGATTGATCAAGTAAGCTGTCCAACCTTTGTGTAACAATTCATCTTGGAGGATCAATTGAATGATGTTACCATTGCCCATAAAGATTTTATTCTCTACCATGGCCAAACTGGTAGCAAAACTAACCATGAAACGGAACGCTTCCAACGCATACGAAGCATGAAGTGCTAACCAAATTGCTTTAATGTGCTCGTGTTCAGTGACTACTTCGCCGAGTTGTTTGCGGCAGTTGATAACATGTAATGCTTCGTAATAATTTCCTACACTCGATGCCATATCTACAATTTCTTTGGTGTCGTGGATGGTTGCAAATACATCTTTAGGTACATTATAGATGTTACGAATGATATGGCTGTATGACTTGCTGTGAATGTTGGTTTCGAAGAATGTCCAGTTATATACTAACGCTTCAAGTTCTGGCAAGGATACCACTGGCATGAAGATTTGACTGGGACCGCGGCCTTGCAAACTATCCAACGCTGTCTGGCGCAGTAAGTTACTGGTAAAGATATGTTTCACAGCATCACTGGCATCTTTAAAATCATTTGAATCTTTGGTAAGACTGATCTCTTCTGGTTGCCAAAAGAATCCACGTGCGGTGGCTTCGAAGTCTGCGATCTTCTTGTACTTGACTTCTTCAAACCGTTGGATAGTAACTGGCCCTGCTGGGTCCAAGAACATCTTGCGATTAAGATAGTCTGTCTTTGTGTGTAGGTTGTATTGTGCTTTACTCATTTGTTGTGTCGTATGTTTGTTGAAATATATCTGTCTTTACTGCGCCATAGTCGCCTTCGCCATGACGTACAATGTAGTCGTTGCCTTTGGTATATTTGAGATCGCCCCACGATGTGTGTAATACGCCATCGTGATCTGCAAGCTTCGCTACCTTTGGAATCTTCTTAGGTGTAGCAACTCCATCTCCTTGATCGTCTTTGAGATTTTTAAACTTCTCTGGACTGATAGGATATTTCTCGCCTTTTGGGCCTGTCATAATATAATGTCCTGCTTCATATCGAACCGGTCCTTCGAGTGTATCAACTGTTCCAGGTTCGTTGGCAATTTCGTACTTTTCTTCAGCTGGTTTCTTGAAAGTTTTAAAAGCGCCGTCTTTGAACCACTCATCATCTACTTTGGTAGATTCCGAAATCAAATCGATGTATTCTCTAAGTGTTTTCATAATTTACATGCTTCACAATCGTCATCCTCGATCAACTCTCGTTCATTGTGGAATCCGTTGTAATGTACTTCTGGTGTTAGTTCTGCCTGCTGCTTGCTGCCTGCTTTATTGATAAGACTGTAGTAGAACGTCTTTAGGCCCCATACATGTGCCTGCATTAAATTCTTAGCGATCAATGTAGTTGGAACTTTCCGATCTGCCCAATGTGCTGGATTATAAAAAGTATTAGTACTAATCGATTGATCTACATAGGCTGCTAACACTGCCGCAGTCTTCAAATAACCGTCACAGTCTTTCTGTTCCCACATCAGTTGATATTTGTGTTTCAATCTATTATACTCTGGTACTACCTGTGTGAATGACCCTGCCTTAGATTCCTTAGTACTGATCAAACTCATAGGCATTTCGATTCCGTTAGTACTATTAATGACCACAGAACTAGACTCCACAGGTGCGATAGCCATTAGTGTGGCATTTCGTACTCCATGCTGTTTCATTTCTTGTCGGAGTGGTTCCCAGTCAAGTTCTGGGGTGAAGTCAGCGAGTTCGTTGACTCCTCCGGCTCTTCTTTCCCATGGGAATTCTCCCTGACCATATCTGGTTCGGTCACTGTCTTTGCAACGACCTCTTTCTTTCGCCAATTCGACCGTGGCTTCTGTAA